GAAGCACGAGCCAAAGGTCTTGCGTCCGAGCAACTTGTCGGTGAGAGTTCATTAGGCAAACAACTCTACGACCGCATTCTATCAGACGAAGCCAAAGACACTTCTATTAATCTGCCCGATGATAGTCAGTTCCAGTTAGTTCCATCTCCCGACCCGAACAAGCGTGAAGTGTGGTATATTGCTGGGGCAAGTGGAAGCGGTAAGTCCTACATCGCCAAAGGCATCGCAGAGATGTATAAGAAACTACACCCTTCCCGTGAAGTCTATTTGATTTCCAAACTCGGTGAGGATAATACTTTGGATACTATGAAACCTCCTCCCAAACGCATTAACATTCAAACTCTTATTGATGATTTCCCAGAGTTAGATGAGTTTAAGGATTGTTGTGTGATTTTTGATGATTATGATACATTCACGGGTCCCGCAGAAAAAGTCGTCCATAAGTTAATAGATGACTTGGCTACGATGGGTCGGCACACCAATACTACTATGTTATGTCTTTCGCACTACCTCACCAACTACAAAAAAACCCGTCTCCTCCTCAACGAAGCAACCCATATCGTCGTATATCCAATGGCGACCAGTTTCCACGCCTTATCCTATCTCCTCAAAACCCACATCGGTCTCTCAAAGGACGATTGCCGAGACTTGAAGAAGATGGGACGATGGGTTTGCTTATACAAACATTACCCACAATGGCTCGTATCTCTCCATCACGCACGAGTTCTCAATCAGTAATAAAATATCTGTATAGGTTATAGAATGTCTTACTCACAATGGTCTAACTTTGTGTATTACCGATTGGGAGACATAGCAATGCTCGGTTCTATTACCTACCAAGCACTCCAAGCGAATATTAATGTATCCCCGTCTCTACTTGCTCCGAACTGGCAAGTGCTTCCCGCTCCCGCTGGTGCTGGTGTAAGTTCGCTTTCTACTCTTACGGGTGCTATTACGCAGTCTTGCTCTACTGGAACTTATACGACTGCTGGTAATGATATTCAACTTGCGATTGCGTTTCCCGCTCCTCCTATTTCAAGCGTGAATGGTCTTGGTGGAACTCCCGTTATTCAAAATCCTTCAAACTCTACGATTGAAGTCCAGACGATTTCCCCCAATATCCAAGTGGGACTGAATACACGAGCGTTTGGAAAATATACAGAAACTACTGGTGGAAACTTTACTGCGACGATTGCCTCTGCGTCGTGTGTTCCCACGAGTGTTATTCAAATAACCTATATCCACGCTGGGGGTGGTGGTGGCTCACAATACATTAAGGACATAGTGGCTGGAAGTGGTTCATTCACGATTACTTGTAATACTGCGATAGACATCAACGATGAAATCGTTTGGCTCATACTGAACCAGTAGGTTTCTTCTTATGTTTTTTGATACACTTTTCACACCAATAGACATCGGGTTTCTCAATACCATCTTTCTCAAACCAGTTCAAATAGGAAGAGGCATTATCGCAGTTGCGACAAAGGCGAACATCGCACTTCTCACAACGGCTACACTTCTCACATTCGCACACATCACACCCGAAATGCGGGTCAATCTTCTTCTTACACTTGATACACTCCATCTGAATATAATAGGTGTGGAAACTTTAAACCCATTCATAAGATAGGTAAGATAGGCAAAACGCAAACTTTTGGCTCCAAAAAAATCCGTCCCTCGTGAGAAACTTTGCGAAACGCCTATCTTGCCTATCTTATCGTAAAGTTTAAAGAATACTTGTCCTATTATAGTAGATGATGTGGGCTATTCTTGGTGCTATGAGTGTGTGTGCGATACATTACCGCTTTGTTGCGAAGCCTTATCTGGATACACAACGAAAGGAACTGGAACGACTAAAATCTCTTAATAAGTTATAGAATGGACGCATCACTCTTGGCTTCTGCGGGGGTCAGCACAACGACTATGGCGGTATTGTTTATCGCTTACAAAGTATTTATGAAGTTGAAGGGTCATCGGTTAGTCTCCGATTGTTGCGGTCGGAAGGGAGAGGTAGGGTTTGATGTGAGGGATATGCCCCCAACTCCGCCAGAAGAAATCCAAAGTCGTCAATCGGTTCCGCCGCTTGTGGGTGAGAAGCCAGAAACTCTTTCCGTAAGAGTTCCAGCACAGACAGAACATCGGGAGCCGAAAGAAACTGCGTGAGTGCGTTAAAAGCATCTTTGCCCTTACATTGTGGCGGTAATGAGCGAGACCGCACGAGATTATCTAACCACGCATCAATCCACAATAACTCTTGGGGACTACACGATTTCTCCACGAGTTCTCTACCCGTTTTGGTAGAAAGAACTGGCTTATCTTTCTTGAACTTTTCCAAAGGTTTCGCTTCGTCGTTTTTGACTTTTTTTACACGCCAATCCTTTCCTAATGGAGAGCCATACATCTTTTATCTGTATAAGGTATAGATAATATGCCCGTTGGATTAGGTGATGTGAAAGACTATCCGCTCTCCGATGGTGATATACGAAAGATATTGGGTGATGATATTAGTATCATTACTTACCCCGATTTGAATAAAGTCAAAGACATATCGCAGATTTTTGATAAGAAAGGCAGATGTATATTGCTCTTCCTAACATCAAGTCCGACTGCGGGTCATTGGTGTTGTTTATTGAATAAGAAGAAAGGCATAGAGTTCTTTGACCCTTACGGAGAAGCACCAGAGGAGCAGAAGGAAGGAGCAGACCCCCGTCTATTAGACCAGTTAGGACAACGCCAACCGAGATTGGTGGAACTACTACGGAAGAGTGGAAAGCCCGTTTTCTACAATACTTACCCGTTTCAAAAGGACAAATCAAACATTAATACTTGCGGACGGCATTGTGTCGTAAGGTGTCTCTATGCTCCCTATTCACTGGAAAAATATAAGAGCATTATAGATAGTAGTGGCTTGTCTCCCGACGACTTCGTCTCGGGCATAACCTATGATAAACTGCGGAAGTAAAAAATATGTGTAGAGTATATAGAAGAGATGTTCTCGTCAAGCATTCAGACGCACGGAGACAATCAAGATGCCCCCGATTATGTCTATTACAATGCGGACATCATCAACAACACCACGCAGAATACCTTTGCGGGTCAAGCCATTCGGGACCCACAGATTAGGTTCAACGAGACCCGTGATACGGCGATTATACGGAACGCCGCCGACTATTACTTCTCCATCATTCGCTTCACGATGGACGGAGCAAATAGGGACTTGCCTCTTTTCATTCCTAATATCGCAGAAGGCACGGGACAGACAAATGTAGATTTGACGACCTATTCTATGGCGGTTTCGTTCTCACAGACGATTAACTTGGGCGGTGCGAATATTGTTGTGTATGGTGTGCCCCAGCAACGCTTTATCCAGTATGTTCCCGAGACACAAAATCCTATTTCCGCTCCTCCGCCACGCATTATCGCAGCCGACAACTTTCAAGGTCTCTATTCTGGCGGAACACAATACAAACTTGGCGACATCGTGTCTATGACGGCTGCTAATCAGTATGGTTCCTTTGATGGTCCTTTCTATCAAGTCATTCCCCAGCAACAATGGCTCGTCAATCAGACCTATCAGATTGGAGCGGTCGTTCAGTTCAACAATGTTCTCTATCAAGCAATCGCAATCACAACGGGTATTACTCCCGCCGTTGGTCCTAACTGGGTTCTTGCTCCACCAGTCGGCACGAACCCGACAACCTCTAATCTCTGGTCTCTTGTTGGGAATGATTTGGGGAACTCACAAGACCTTACAAGCCGTTATTACTGGGTCTATACCTACCAACACTTCGTAGATTTGTGGAATACTACGATGCTTGACCCAGCCCAGTTTGCCGCCGCTCCCGCAGCCGCTTCTACTTGTGCCTACCAAGACACTTACAATGCTTTCTACGCTGCTTATCTTCTTGCTGGCGGTCCCGCTGGTTCATTCCCCTATGCGACCTTTGGAGCATTCTGTAATGCCGTCTATCCTCCCGTGATGAAGTTTATTGCTGCCGAGAGCAAGTTTGATATTTATATGGATAGTGCTGGATTTGGTGAGCGTCTTACGGCATTCACTCCTACGCCTTACGCTGCGGGTCCTCCCGTGATTGTGGGTCTTCCAGAACACCCAGTCTGCCGTCTGTTCTTCAACGCAAATATGTTCGGTCTATTCGCCAACTATAACAACACCTATTACAACTTGCCTACGGGCACACTCTTCGGCAACATAGTAATCCCCGACGGCTATGTGAATGAAATCCTTGCGACCAATAAGGCATTCCAGAACATCGCAGACTTCCGCCTATCACCTTACACGGGTGTAGCACCTCTTGGCTACACGCCAGTCAGTCTTACGGGAGCGGCAATCACCCCGAATATGATTGGTCGTGTCTATTACATCGCCCAGCAAGATTACTCCTCTACGGATAGTCTTTGGTCTCCCGTATCGTCTATTGTTTTCACATCTACTCTACTTCCTATCCGCACGGAGGCTACGGGTGCTCCCGTTGTTCTTGGTGCTGGAAACTTGGGGTTCAGTCAAGCAACCGTTCAGTCTGCTTTCCAGCCTATCATTACGGATATTTCTCTGGATACATCTTCGGGCAACGCAGACGCTTACCGCCGTTTCATCTACTACGCACCTTCCGCCGAGTATCGTCTATCCGACTTCTCGTCCTCAAAGCAAGATGTTCGCAACATAGACATTCAAGTCTTTTGGAAGAACCGCTTGGATAATCAACTCTATCCTATCAATATGTTTAACCTTTCAAGCGTTTCCATTAAGGTTATGTTTAAGCACAAGGACGCTGGTCTCGCCCCCGTTGGAATGTAAGTTTCCGAGTAATCCCCGAACAATCCATAGTCCCAACCTTTCCGTCCATAACGGCAAGTTTGAGAATATCTTCGCCGCCAAAAAAATATTGGTATAAGGTATAATACCAGATGAGTGCCGACATTGAGAAGTTAGCCGTCTTTGATAGTCGCATCGTCCAATCTCGCCCCAAGTATGCGGTAGAGAAAGGTGCTCTCTCCCTCACGAACGCTCCTTTTAATGCCATCGCTGCGACCCAGTCCCAGCACACATACAACATCTATGTCCCTTCCGAGAATGTGTATGTGGATAGGGCTCTTGAATGGACTTCCGTTGTGTATATGGCGATGACTGCGGTGCTCCAAGTCCAGCCCGTCCAACTCGCCCCTATCGGTCAGTGGGGTCGTGATTGTGCTCTCCAAGCCTTTCCCCTAAACTCCCTCTGCTCCACCCTTACGGCAACAATCAACGACACGACCTCTGTGATTAACACCCAAGATGTTCTCAAAGAGGTTCTGCGTCTGACTGATTACAAGAAAAATCGCCTCCAACGCACTTGCCCGACTATGCTTGATAAGTATCAGTCCTATAACGATTGTGCGGGTGCGGTGAATAACCCTCTTGCTGGGTATGAAAGCCAGACGGATTTCGCCGAGACCCCGAATGGTGCTTTCCTCAATGTAATCTACACTGACCCGCAAGGCAATCCCCTTCCCGCTGGAACATTCCCCGCAACTCCCGCAACTGGCTACACTCCCGCATATCCCGCTAATGGTGGTGTTCCCGCTGCGAACTATGTATCCCAGAACGGACAACCTTGCGTTCCCGCTGATTGGCTTGCCACCACAACTTACCCCGTTGGCTCTCTTGCGGTGAGTGTTGGTAGTATTTGGGCTGCCGTTGCTCCCGTTGTTGGAGCACCTCCCGCTGGTCCCGCTTGGACCAATCTTGGTGCCGTTGCTGGTGTGTCTTATCCTCTGTGGTTCCGCTGGGGTTCTACGGAGAAACTTGTGCTCTCTCCTTTCGTGTTCTCCGACTGCCACGAATGGGACACTGGTCTCTTCGGCATCAACAACATTCAACTCATTATGAACTTACAAGCACCTTCCCGCACTGTTCGTAGCACCACGAAGTTCGGTTGTGTTCTCACTGCCCCTACATACAACGCCAACTCCTCGTCTGGTGCCTTTTCCAACTCTCGGGTGAACGTCCAGTTTCTAACCCCTTCTCTTGATGTGCCTCTGCCTCCCAAGTCAGTCGTGCCCTATATGGAGTTCCCACGCTACATTACGGCGTATCAAGGTGGGGCTATTCCCAGTGGTGCGGTAGTCCAAATCCAGTCCCAGACAATCACGCTCCCTCAAATCCCCGACCTCTTCATCATCTATGTAAAGCCCAATCCCGCCTCTCTTGCTCCCACACAAGGCGATTACTACTTCCCGATTGCGACTTCCGCCGACAACATCACTGCTCCACTCACAATCAACTTTGACAACTTCTCTGGTCTGCTCTCCTCGCAGACGGCGGAGCAACTCTATGCGATGTCCGTGAAGAATGGTCTTGATATGGACTGGAACTCTTGGGTGGGCGAGGCTCACTTGGGCTCTGCTCTTGATGTTGGTTCTCTTGGTGGGTCTTCTGCGAACTTTGGGGGTGCTGCGTGTGGTCGCTCTCCTCTTGTTGGCGGTCTGCTCGTGTTGAAGCCTTCCCAAGACATCACCCTCCAAACGGGACAAGCACCATCACTGGTAGGCAACTTCACCTTCCAGTTCAATATCCAAGTGAAGAATACTTCTGGTGTCGCCCAGTCTGGGGTCCAGTTGTATGTGATTACGGCGAACTCTGGGTTCTTTGAGAGCATTCGTGGTTCTTCCCGCATCATCAAGGGTGTCCTCTCCGAGCAAGACATCATCTCTGCTCCTCTTGCCCCTATGGGAACTCGTGATATGCTCTCTCGTTATGTGGGCGGTGCGGGTATGTTTGGTTCTCTTGCGAATATCCTTTCAAAGGCGAAAGATGTCTATCAGCAAACAAAGCCACTTGTGTCGGCGGCAAAGGGACTACTCCCCGAGAGTGGTATGCTCGGTAATCTCCGCAGTGGGCTGAACGCAGTAGGCTACGGCACTGGTGCTGGAACGGGTGGCGACGGCACTGGCGGTGGAACTGGGGCTGGAACGGGGGCTGGTCGTCGTCGTGGATTGTCCGCCCGACTAATGTAAAACCCCGAACCTCCAAAATATCTCCGCCACCAAAAAAATATTGGTATAAGGTATAATACCAGATGAGTAGCGTAGTGTTAGACAACTCCGCTTCTACGGGTGCTCCCAACTCTTCAACTCTAACGGCAAATGGTTGCCGTCTCGGTGCTGGCGGTCTTGGAACAACTGGTAATGTTGTTCTCACGCAAGGTGCGGGTGTAGTCGTCCAGCCTAACAAAAACCAGCAAGGCACTGTTATTGTTAGTGCCGTCGGCGATGGACTTACTGGTAATGTAGCAGTAGTGTCTTGGGAGGAGAATAGTGCTGCTCTTTCACAAGTCGCTTATAACTGGCAACTCGGCACTGGCGGTGGTGGCGGTGCTATTCAAGAGGGACACTTTGCCCTTGATGCGTATGTGGCTGGTGGCTTCTCACAAGGTCTCGTGGAGATTGGTCCTTGCCCTCGTGGTGCTGCTGGTCCTCCCGTTATTCCTCCCAATAGTGCTATTTTCGGTCTTATAAGTCCAACCCAAGCGGGAGTAGGTGTTATTGCGGTAGGCACTGCGACTATTGCGATTGCGAATACTTCCGTCCTTGCCTCAACAATCATTATGCTTACGGGTGCGGGTGTTCCCGACGCAACTGCTACTTCCTTTACCGCCACGCTCAATCCTGGCGTGGGCTTCTCCATCACTGCGAACGCTAATGCGACGGCTGCGAAAGATGTATATTACTTCATCGTCCGCTATTAAAAATCTAAACATACAATAAAGATGTCCGACCCAACTCCATATATCGCAACTATTAAACATCTATATACGGGTCCAACGGGCACGAATATATTTGATGCGACACAGAAAGGTTGTAATGGTCCTCCCGACCCTAAACTTGTTGGCTATGTGAATGTAATGGATATTGCTGGTAATATTGTTCCAGTCAAACGCACTTGGAGTGGGACTTTCGGTGATGGGAATGTATCATTCTCATTACCCAAAGAGGGTCATTGTATTCACGGGTCATCAGTATTTATGTGTGGTCGTTGCTTTACCACAGAACCTTCAAAGCAAGATTGTTTGCCGAAAACGGGTCTTTCTTCCAATCTCCCTTTATCGCCGAATGGGACTTCTGGAATGTGTTCCTCTTTGCGTCCGCAGTCCCCATCGGAACTTTTTGAGCCTTTTCAAGATGAGACCAAATCAGATGGTCGCCATACCCGACCCGCCCGAACTTTATCATTCGCCCATCAGCGTTAGGGATAGATAGTTTATGTTCGCCATCATCGGCAAACCCTAATACTTTATGAGGAAGCCCAGCATCTTTGGCTCTCCGTTGTGCCTCTTTGAGATACAACGAAGGTTCAATGCCGACTTTCCGCAACTGCTTTTCAAACTTGGAATGAGCCTTTGCTCCACCTTGAAACTGGTCTAACTGATGCGATTGTAGCAAGTCGTATCCTTTCACCGCCGTTCCAGCATACGGAATATAACTGACTGCTTTCTCCCACCACGACCTTTTGCGTGGAGCACGAGTTTCTGGCTTCTTCGCAAGATTGCGTCCCATTATCGCATACAAGGGGTCGCTTTCACTATATATACGCTCATTCGGTAGTGTTGTATTTTGGAAGTCTTGTGGTTGAACGGCTGGATTATATGAAACACCATTCTTAATCAAACCAGCCTTCAAAAATAAATCCAATATCGCACCGCCTAATGAGTGTCCCACGCCATAGTAGTCATATTGCGAAGGTGGAAACTGGGTTTGGAACTGCGTTAGTGTATTCAAATCTGTCTTGTATCTATCCGAGTTTTCTAACTGACCTATCGCAATACGGCTATTTGCGTCCGTCCAGTCTGCCGTTGTTTTACTTCCACGAATAGCAACAATAATCGTATTCCCATTATCTTTGTAGAACTTCAAAGTTGGCGTAAATCTAACAAGTTCAAACTGCCCGATACGATTAACGGGAACCGCTTTATACGATTGTGTTGCGAGTTGTTGTAGGATATTGCGGTCGGGGATTGGTCCTCCACCACGACATTCCCAACAACCTCCTTCAACTTTTGCGAGTTCTTGGGCTTGGTCTTTCGCCTCCGCACGGAGTTCAGACTTCTTACCCCTCTTTAAGACCCCAAGCAAGTTCTTATGTTCCTTGATGAATGCGGGTTTTGGTATGGATACACCGCCCATTTGTGGAACAGAAGCCAGTAGCGTATTTACTTTATCGGCAATACCTCCACCTTCCTTTCGCATAGCAACATATAACGCTTTCATCTGGGCTTCTGCTCTCTCTCGGGGAAGGGGTTCTTTTGAGTGCTTTGTTCCGTCTTCGCCTACAACCCAATATAAGTCCTTATTCGGTGCTTTGCGTAGCCGATAGGGCATCTTCTATATACTAACCACATATTTTTTCGGTAAGATAGGCAAGATAGGCAAATCGCAAACTTTCGGCTTGTAAAAAAATACATTATACACGAGGGACTTTGCGTTTTACCTATCTTACCTATCTTACTCCTCTTCCACCGCAGTCGCCACCTTCAACCGAATACCCAAGTAATAGGAACCCGCTTTTCTCTGGATTGCGTCCCAACACTCATTATCCACATTCCACTCAAACCCAGCAAACGAGTTGCTCTCTCTCTTCTGCGGAACCCCATTCATCTCCATTAGGGTCTTGAACTTGGCGGCTGGCATATCAAACGGAGGAGTGTTCGTGTCGCTAATGAACTGCTTACGCAAGTCCTCTGCTGGGAGTTTGTAATGCTTGTCGTTAGGGTCGCAGTTGGTCGTGTAGTTCTCCTCAATCCACGAACGCACGGCATCATTCTCCGCCAGATACTCGTCGGTGTGGTCGCTAATGAACTTCGGCTTCACGAGCGTCTTGGTTGTCTTATACACATCAAGCAACATCAACACGAACTCATCACGCCACTCGGACGATTTGGTAATCTTGTCTTTGAGGTCGTGGTTAATCTTGCGGTGATGTGTCTCGTGGGGCTTATCTACGAACTGGAATGGGAAGTAGATAATCACCATTCGCCGTTTGATGCCTCCATCAAGTTTGTTGAGTTTGGGAATGGTATTACATTGGAGGAATAGACCGAACTGCGGAACATACACAACTGGGTCGTGATAGAGTTGCCGTGCCGTAATCTCATCGCCACCAGTGAGTTCTTTGATAGTGCCGATTTGTAGTTTGTCGTCTGCTTCGGGTTCTTGTGCTTGGACGAACCGCTTGCCCTTTGCCTTCGCCATAGGCGGATTTGGTGCGTCTTTCTTGTCTGACCGCTTGGTGATACAATCGTGAGGGATTGAATGGAAGTAGTCGCCAAGCGAACGCTTTACGAGTTCTGTGATTACACCTTTGCCGTTTCCGCCACGACCAGTCCATACATAGAACTCCTCATACTTTTTCTTGCCGTGTAGTTGGAGTGCGATGACCGCAATCACATAATCCACGACTTCCCAGTTCTCCCAAATACTAAACAACAAGTCCCTAATCTCACGACGGATTTCTTGATTGGACTTTGCTGGATAGTCATAACCAGTGTGGAGGCACACATAGTCATCGGGTCTGATGTCTCGCACTTCATTTTCTTTCTCCAAATCAACCACCTTGTTTTGGAACGCAAACAAGTTGCGACTTTCGTCCATCTTCTTATCCAGTTTGTCGTCGTTGTAGTTTGATGGTAGGAACGCCACCACACCATCAACAAAGCCTTTCACGCCAATCTGCTTTGCGAATACCGCACACAAATGTATCTTTTCCTTATCTGCTTCGTTTGCTGGGTCAAGCAAGTCCCAGTGTTCCTTATTGACTTTCTTCAAGGTGAGCCAAATGTCCGTCATCAAGCCACTTGGGACTTTCTGATAGTGCTTCCACGCACCAGAGGGGAGCAACTGGAACCAACCGAGACTTTCGTGGAATGCGTAGGCATCGGGCTTCACATTGTAGAAGTAGCGAGCCGTTTCTGCGTGATTGTAGTTTCCAATCAAAGTCCAGTAGTCCGTGCGGAGCGGACATAGTTCTCTGAATAATGCGATGTTGTCCTCTTTCAGCCACTTCCACAAAGTCGCTTGTGTTAGTTTGCCTTTCGTGAATGTGCGATACTTCTCGGCACACTCACCTTTCTTGTATTTCTTGGACTGCTTGGAATATGTGTCCCACACGGCAACGGGCAGACCCTCATTGAAACACACCATTCCAATCTTAATCCACTCCTCGTATGTGTTATGCTTTTTGTAATCCAAACCCATCACGACTTTCGTTAGGAGTTCAGCATCAACCGCTTTCTCCATCACAATCTCGTTCTTTGGGTCCGTGTTAGTAGAGGAAGTCTCTGATGGAGGAGCCTTCTCTTTCTTTGCTTTGGGAACAACAACCTCTTCAACGGGTTCTGGTAGTGCGACACTATCACTTGGAATGTAAGTGATAAGAGTATCCTCTAATGTTGCGTCGCCGACGAGTTTGTTAGGGCGGTTCTCTCCATCTTTGGACGAGTTCCAAACACGCATCTTGCGACCCTTTGGATTATACACGCCAGTATCAACCGAGAGATACTGCGACATTCCTTCACAATCTTTATCCAGAACAACCTTGATGTGTTCGGCAAGTAGTTCAGTGATAAGCGGAAGCATCTCTTTCAGCACGAACTCTTTGATTGCGTTCTTGGAGCCGTGCTTCTTGATGAACTGAACTCGGAACGATAGTTTGTTCTCGCCTTTGCCGAAGTCGCCATACTGCGACGCTTCCATCATCGCAATCGGGTAAGGAATACCAAAGGTCAATGAACCTCTGATGGTCTCGCACAAGTCCTCAAACTCGGTTTCGGACATCTCACCCGCATAGCCGTCAAGGTCAATGTAGGCACGATTGAAACCTTCACGCTTTACGACATAGTTCGGGTCTTTCTTTGTGCCTTCGTTGTTGATGGCTGGAAGCGTCCGTTCATAGCAGTTGGTATGCTTTGTTAGATATGCTTCCACATCGCTCAACTTGACCTCCGTGTATTCGTTGTCGCTTCCCAATAGACCTCTCGTGATTAGGACCGAAGGCTCGTTCATCTCTCTATATATAATAGGTGAGACTTTCTTTAAACCATTATCGTCCGTTTTTGGGGGTTCAGTTTTTAGGGGTCGGGGCTCCTCTTTTTTTACTGGTCGGGGTGGTGCGGTGGCGACTTTCTTGGTAAAGTAGTTGGGGTCGCACGACGCACACAAGCCAGTATCATCACCGCCGATGTTATGCTTACACTTCTTACAAGGCAATAAGGGGGGAGGTCTAACGCTCATCTATGACAAGTGTATAAGGCAAAAAACCCATTCAGTTTTTAGTCCTATATAGGCACAGCGAAACGCTGTATCGGTTTCCCGTAAAAAACTGAATGGTAAAAATCCCAGTAGGATAAGTCAAAAGAACGATGTCTAACACTACGATGCCTACTTGGGAGCAGATGAACGCAGACATTATTAAGCGTATGGAGGAGCAAGGCTACACGCATTACAAGGGTCGTGCGGAGTGCTTTGCTGATGTGATTAGTGCGTTCCACATTATTCACGAATACAATCGTGATAAGGAAGGACACCACATCATTCGGCTCATATCGCCGACCATCAAGGGTTCGCCGATGGGCGATGCGGACTTTGACTTCTGGACGGAAAGCCCTATCAAGACCATTCAGACGCTATGGGACACAAACGGGCAAGACCTCCACCGCATTATTCAGACCATCAAGCCCATAGACCAATACGACGGCAAGATTGACCTTTCATTCTGGGACAAGCCCAAGCCAAAGGACGAAGGCATCAACAACTTTGAGTTCAACATTACCAATACATTTGAGGAGGTATTGGAAACGATGGAGGCAGAGCAAAAAGCATTACTGGGTAAGCCGTCTGGACTGACGCAAGTCCTATTGTGTTCTAACTGGTGGGACAAGAAGTATCGCCAAGTGGATTTCACGGGAACGACGAATGAGGAGGCAATCAAGAAGATACTGGTGTTCTACAAGCACAAGACACACCGCCGTCTTGTTGGCGACCACACCTTCTTTGAGGGCTTTGATGGTGCCGAGAACAAGATAAGTCTTGGTAGTTAAACAAGATAGACAAGATAGGTAAAACGCAAACTTTCAAAAACAAAAATAAAAATGGGTCTCACGGGACTTTACTTTTTCACTATCTTACCTATCTTATTTACAAATCTGTATTCATTCACCAAAAACGGATTGATAGTTGAATAGACTATTAACCTATTAACGATGGATAAGATTAAGCAACTAACAATGGAGGAACTAATCAAAATCGCATACGGACACAAGTGTGCGTTCTGTATGTGTGAGGTGAATGAAGGGTGGAAAGACAAGAACCCTAACTACTGGTGTTGTAATGGGTGTTATAGATTGACTTGCGATGATTGTGAAGACAGAACTGGATTGACGGAAGAAGAGGAAGAAGATATGGATATGAATGGTTATATCTGTGTTTGTTGCCGTAAAGAAGCAAAAGAAGAGGATAAATCCAAGTAAATAAGCAAAAGTAAAGAAATATGACCGAAATATTGATTACACCATATAAATACAAGTAAAAAAAATATTTTTTTTACTTGAAAATATGATATAGTAAGCAAATCTATATTGTTTTTGATTACTTATCGGTAATATTGCTTGATATAGCGGTAAATATCACCCGAAACGGATAAATGGGTTTAAAGAAGTCTCACCTATTATATATAGCAAGAAAGATGCGAGTGCGTGTCTTTGAAACCCCGACGCAATACAAGGAGTTCTTTACGATGAAAGAAGCAGAGCAAGGCTACGGCAAGTCCATTAAGCAAATCAAGAAGGAATACAAAGTAGAACGAGTTTATAATGTGGGATACTGGGACAATGTGGATAAGGACTATTTGAAAGCGGTGGCGGTTAGTCGGTCGGGTGGAAGCCCCCGATGCTTAATAAACTAATGCGTAAAAAAATGTCCTAAATAAAAATCTACGGAGTATATATAAACAATGTCGGCAATGAAGGTCTCCGAGTTTATGTTGAACCTCGCAAAGGAACTGGTGGAGAAGAAGCAAGTCGCAGAGAGCACTGCGAACGCCTATGTGAAGTCCTTGTATATGCTGAACGGCAAGGCACCATTCAAGACCCTTACATTCATCAAGGATACAGAGGGGATTGATAAGAAGATTGCCGAGTATGCCGATAATACCCAGAAGGCTCTCTATACGACAATCACAAGCGTCCTATCACTTTTCAAGGACAAGCCAACATACAAGAAGGTATATGCCTACTACTACGAGAAGATGATGGGTAAAGCAAAGGATATGAAAGAGGGCAGTGCTGATACAAGCGACAAGACTACAAAGGAGAAGGACAACTGGATTGATTGGAAGGTGGTCCAAGAGAAACACAAGGAACTTGGTGAAGCCGTCAGCAAGTTTGTTTCCGCCAAGAACATTACTCCCGAGCAGTTCAGCGTTCTTCTCCATTGGGTTATTCTATCTCTATACACAGAAATACAACCACGACGCAACCAAGACTATCTTGATATGTGGGTTGTTAAGAAGTGGAAGGAGGATATGCCGAAGGATAAGAACTACCTTGACCTCGCCACGCACCAGTTCATCTTTAATAAGTTCAAGACGCAGAAGACATACGGACAACAGAAGATTGCTATTCCCGAAGAGTTAATGCGTGTGGTTCAGTTGTATCTCAAACACCACCCACTCGTCAAGGGCAATAAGACCAAGACGACCGAGTTCAAGTTTTTAGTGTTTCCAGATGGAAGTCCGCTCACGGCGGTTAATGCGATTACCCGTATTCTCAATCGTGTATTCGGAAAGAAGATTGGGTCAAGTATGTTAAGACATATTTTTTTGAGTAGCAAGTATGATGTTTCCGAAATGGAGACAGACGCAAAAGCGATGGGACACTCCGTAGAAGAGCAGAAGAAGTATCTACGCAAGGAAGGTGGCGGAGATGTTATAGAACACATCACAATCCCTATGCTGGACGGGTA